CAAATCTTGTTGTCGAATGTTTTAATTTTTGTTTCCATTGTTTATTATTAGTTTTAGTATATAATCGTATGTTGCTAATTCTCTTTCTGTACTATCAATCATTATCTTTAAATGGTCATCAGATGTTAAACTTTGTCCTGACATTAGTTCCCCAAGGTATTTAAACAATTCTCTATCTAACACCTGTACTTTAGATTGTATTGTAAAGTATGCGGCTTCATTCATATTCTTATATTATCTAAATTACTCATTGTTTCATCATAATTTAATACTTCTCTAATCTGTTGTGCATAAGCTTCTGATTCATTCCAATCTTTAACTAATGCTTCAGCAATTAATTCTAATTGTTTACGTACATAAACATTTTCAGTTGTTTCTAAAATAGAAATGCAAGTTTCTAATTTGAATAAAATTTGTAGTTTGTCCATTTTGTTTGTTTTTTTAAATTGTTATACGCAAATGTAAACATTATTTGTTTATAAAAAACATTTTAACTAAAAATTAACATAAAAAAAAACAATCATTTCTGATTGCTTAATTTTAAATTAATAATTTTTCTATATATTTCATTAACCCTTTCCGAGTTTAATCCTCTATTATAATTGAATTTCATTATACGTTGGATTCTTTGTAATGCTGATTGTTTACTTCGTGTCATATTGCTTTAATTTTTCTAAATATAATATCATATCCATTGCTTCTTGTTGTGCGTGATTTAGCCATTCTAAACGTGTTAAATCTGTTCTGTCTAATGTTGTACCATATTTATTAATTCCTACGTTAGAACGTTGTTTAAATTGTTCTATTACTGATTCTACTATACTATCTTTCATTTACTAAATCTTTTAGAATGTTGTGTGTATAATTCCATAACCTTTTTAGATGCTTCATATTCTGTAAATTCTATTTTAGTTTTATCTATTTCAAAAGTATATATCTTTAAGTTGTCTGATATTTGAAACTTAATTACGTGATACATTTTTGTGTTTTGTATTGGTTGTATAACATAAGCTAAATCATTTTTCCAACATAATCTCATTGCTTCTATTTCATCTTCTTTTGGAGAATACTTTTCTGATTGCTTTTTAGCCATTTGTAACATCTTTTTTAAATATTGATTTTAATAATACAGGTGACCAAGTTTGGGTTAAACATAAATTATAAAGCATTTGCCCTAATTCATCAATATCAATGTCATCATTTTCTGTTTCTATTGTTGATGTTTTTCCGTAAGATGTGTAAGTTAATTTCATTAGTCAAGTTTTAAAAATTCTGTTTCTGCATATTCAGTAAACCATTCACTGTTTTCTTTGTATTTGTCTATTACTGCATTTATAAATACTAATTCATCTAATGAACTTGTTTGCAGTTTGGAAACTATTTCTTCTATATTTCGCAATATGTTAGTTGTAGTTTCAGGGTCTGTATTGTAAATTATTTTAAATTCGTTTCTTACTATTTCTTCCAAGTCTTTATTTAAACTGTTTATCTTGTGTTTAATTTGTTGCTTGTACTGTTGTGTAAAAAATAAATTCTCATTTGATTCTAACAGTAATTGACTTAATATTACTGATTTTAAATACTCTTGTTGTATTGCGTTTACTTCCATTGTTTTGCTTTTGTTAGTTCTAAATATGCTACTTCTTTTTCTATTCTTTGTGTGTTGTAAAATTGTGTTGTTGCAGGGTTCTTATTATTAAGTTCCCATTCTGGGATAATTAGATTTAAGTTAAAACTGTATATTCCTTTTGGTGTTGAATTAAAATACATTGGTGTATCTAAATGCTTTTCACATTCTTGTTTCATTGCATCATACTTTTTCTTTTCAAGTAGTAAAGTATTGTAATGCGTTTTCCTGCACTTTAATTCTAATCTATGTCCTTTGATGGGACTGTAACAATCCCACCTTGACATTTGATTTTTAGCTTTAACTAAATCAGGATATACATTTTCTTTTAACCAATTAAATAAATCAACTTCTGTCCAGTTATTCATTTATTTTATATTCGTTGTAAACTCGTCTTAATTCATCAAGCTTACCTTTCCAACAACTTGCACAAGAACTTATCTGTAAACGATAGTTAAATACGTTAAAATATATATCTGATATTTCTTGTTGTTCTATTGGTGTTAATGTAGTTTGTTGAGCAGATAAATACTTTGTAAGTTTAGTATAATCTGATTCGTTTAAACAGTTTATATTTCTGTTGTATGGAAACAAATTATTTAGTTTAACTTTTCTTTCATCGCAACCACAATCTATACCTGTTGCTTCGCTAAACATTTCAACCACTTTTTTAATTCCTGTTACTTCGGTTAGTTTTTCTATTGAATCTCCTAATCCTTTACTCTTCTGTTTGGCCATTTTCTTCTTCTTTTGGTGTTAATAATCTAACTGCTGCTAAAACTACTTCAGCATCTGTTAATGATAAAATTCCTTTTGCTTGTGCTAAATTAGCTACTTGAAGCAAAACATTAATTGCATTTTTTTCTTCCATTTTTAGTAAATTTGATTATAATCGTTATTAATGTAGTCTTGGTAATCTTTTTGAAATTTAGTACTTAATATTTCCTTATAGTTTTTAATTGAATGAAATATTGATATTAAACTTATGTTTGTTTCTCCTGCAATATCCCTCATACTCATATCTGTATCTCTATAAAGTTTAAATAGTTTGCGGTCATACCAGTGCCAGTTTTCTAATTCATCGTCTATAAGCATACAAATATCATTATACGCTTTGTGTTCTTCTACGTTTGAATCGTCAAATAATTCCCAGCAACCATCTATTGGTACTTTAGTTATTTTCATTTTTTTATTGTAGAACTGAAAGAACAAAGATTTTAATGTAAAAAACATATAGCCTTTTCTGACTTTTCCACTTGCATCAATTAGTTTAGAAGCGTCAGCATATTTTATCAATGCTATATAACTTTCCTGTACTATATCTTCAGCGTAATCATACTCCCCAAATTTATGAATTATTTCAATCCATTCTTTGTGGTGTTTTGCTACTTGTTCCAGCCAGTTGAAGTTGTCCATATAAATGAAAATGATATTATTAATATTAGAACCTGTATAGTGTGTTCTGTTTCGTCATCAAATTCATCATCGTTGTATAATGCTCCGAGCATTACACCTTTAATTGGATTTATAATTATTTCACAATCGTAAAATTGTGCTATTATAAATGCAGTACATAAAATAAAACCTAAAGTTAATGTTATCATATTAAAATAATTTTGCGTTTACTTTTGCTACTTTCTTTTCAGAAATTACTTCTTTTAATTGAATTGAAAAATCAATATGCGTTAATTCAGAATCAACTTCTAATAGTTCTTCAATGCAATCAGCTATGGGTGTTAAATTATATCTTGCTTCCATATCTGTTAATTCTTGTAAATATACAAGTTTTTCTTTTAAATCTTTAAAGAAACTTATTAACATCTTATTATCTGAATGATAAAGTAACATTCTTTCGTTTGAAACTTGTGTTTCGTTTAAAATGTTTTTTATTGTTGTTTTCATAATTTATAATGTTTTGGATAAGGCATTTCTTTTAATAAACATTTCTTTTTCCATTTTTGATTTATAAATTTTATATATCTAAATTGTCTTAATTCTGATTTAACTGCTCTTTCTTTATTTTCCTGTAAAAACTTTTCTTTTGAATTTGATTTAGATTTATCTTTAATTGTCATTGCTTTATTATGATACGTTTCACCATCTAATTCCCAAAAAATAGATGTGTTTTCTACTACTGAACCTTGAGAAGCTGCATTCATAGCATAACCAAACTGCAAACTTCCTAATAAAACATCTTTTTCAAATACACCTAAATAAATATATGTAGTAGCAAATCCTGCTACTTTTTTTGAATAATGATTTTTAATTATAATTTCATTGCTTATTTTTTTAGGAATTTCTTTTATATAAAATTCATCATTACCAAATCCAATACAATCGGCTTCACCATATAAACTTATTTGTTCTGATAATATATATTTATTTTCCATATTAAAATATATCTTTTAATGGGTCGTAAAATGCTCCTTCAACTTGTGGCAATCCAAAATTATTTACTTTAAAGCTAAAGTTTTCAAATGGTGCATTTCTGGAACGTTTACAACTTACGGTTACTAATCCTTTATTTACTGTATTTAATTCTAATTGTATTTGTGTTTCTGTTTTCTTTTCTAAAAATGAACCTAAATGCCCTGTTGGTTTATCTGTTCCAAAGTTAGAATGTATTACTGTTACTATGTGGCAATTTAACTCCTTTGACCATTTCATTAACTTCTGGACCACTGCATTGCTTTCTTCTATATTATTTACATCAGAACATAAATCTGCAATACCATCAATAATAACCAATCCTATATCTGTTGCTTCAAGTTTATCGTAAAGGTAATATTCTATAAATTCAACTCTTTCTTTAAAACTTAATTGTCTTAATGCTAAAGTATGGTATTTATCTGTTTTTATACCTGTCATATCAATAGGACGTTTAAACACATTTGCAGCGTGAAAATTACCTTGTTCAGTATCAAAATGTATTAAGTGTTTATTATCTCTATTTGCTTTTAAATCACCTCCAAATTGCTCTAATTCATCTGCTAAATATATTGCTGATAATAATGATACGAAAAATGTTTTTTTACTTTTAGGAGGTGCCTGTACAAAACTAAAATTACCATAAGTTCCTATTGGTGTAGGATATTCTATTTTACCATCTTTTGTTTCGTAACTTTTAACACCAAATGAAATTGCTGGTTTTGGATGTGTTATCTTTTCTAATGGATTAATGAAACATTCAGCTTCAAAAACTTCCATTAATAATCTCTTTTCGTCTTTGTTTAATTCCATTTGTTTGTTTGTTTAAAAAAAGGGAACTTTTACATTCCCTTTTGAGTATAATTTTAGGTAGACTAATCCCTAAATTAATAATTAATTAGAAAGGTAAATCTGAAGCTATTTCTTCTTTAGTTACTTCTGCT